TGTCTATTTCTTGGATCGAACATCCCACTATTAAATTCTATTGCTTTGTAAACCCATGCGTGACAATCCTTGTAATCTTTAGGAGTCCACTTGTGATGTTTTGCCGATTCTGAATAATATTTATATACCTTTTCAATAATACTATCAAGACTATATTTGGCCAATGAGACCTCTCCCACAACGTCATCCATTATAGTTGATAGTCCATCCTGCTGACCCTTTTTAATAACGGCCAGTATTTCCAACACCTTGTGCGTAATGGTGCCTTTGTCAGCTTTTTGTCCAGAAGGACCACGCCATCCTAAGACGTACTCCATATAATACTGATGCTCACACATAGAATGTGTGTTATATGAACTACTTCTAAAGTATGTAATTATAATGGTAGAATCTCCTGTAATTTTTGTTTAATATCTATGCACTGATCATAAATAGACATGTCATAATTGTCTATAATATAGTCAAAGTTATCCCAGTCATACTTATCCTGATCTAAAATATTTTCGCTAATATGATCAGATTCAAATAATTTCTTTGTTAGTCTAACTACTTTGCCCTGATTATTCCTAATAGACTCAACCTCATTAGGAAACCTACAATCTGTAATGAGTGCAATTTTTGGCTTCTCTTTTTTAATCTTATTGATTGTAGCATCAACCCAAACATTTGTTTTCATTTTCCTAAAAAAATCAGTACCGACAAATTGCATTACATCTCTGGCTGTCATATACTTATCAGAATCGGGCCACTTAACATCTGTTAGGGAATTTTTATGATCATCCGACCCATAACACTGGTCATATGTTAAGCCTAAAATATTGATACAAATATCTTGCTTTAATGGATCAGCAAAGCTATATATTTTACACACAGGATTAAGTTTATCCATAACCTGTTTGATAATAAAGTCAGAAGTATTTGCTGAAATAGGATCGAAAACTCCAGCGTATTGCTTTTGTCCAAGTAAATCTGAAACCACAATTCTACCCTCTGCATCTATCGTTATATCTGAACTAATGTTTAGTTTAGACATAAGAACAGACAATATAAAGTTGCCTGATGTTGTTTTTCCAGATTGTTTTTTCCCAGAAAATCCTATTATCATAGATTGATCTTTTCTATAAGAGGTAATACTTCTTGTCTAATTTGTTCGACACTCATTGATGCTATATCTTCGTAGTTAATCTTTATTGGTTTAACATTGTATGTTCTTTCGCACTTCTTAATGATTTGCTCGGTAGCCTTTGCTCCAGCATCATCATTATCCATGATCGGAATTATGGTCATAGCGCCAGAGATGTCTAATAGTATCTTTTGTCTATCACTCATGGAAGATCCAAATATAGCTAATGAATTATGAATACCAGCTTCTTCAAGTCTCCACACGTTTCCGGGACTTTCAACAAGAATAGCTATTTTAGAATCCTTAATATGTTTATGTGCATACCAAAAATTATACAGATGTTCTTGACTTTTGAAGCCTGTACTATGCTTCCATTTGGAATATTTCCAAGCTCTATCTTCTGATGGACAGGTGACACTATTATCGTGATAAGAAGAACATTTTGGACATTTCTCAAAAACACTTCTACCACTACATCCTACCATATATTGATTATCGATATCGTAAATAGGGACAACAGCACGACCATACATTTCTTTGCCTTGTCTGGAACATTCACCCACATCATACTTAACTAAAATAGATTTGCTGAATCCCCTATCAATAAAGTATTTAGATGGAATATCTAGATTTTGCTTAATAAAAGATTTCAAAACTTTTGGAACATCAGAAACTTGCTCAGTGTTAATATATCTAACACTATTTACAAAAGACATTTTTTCTTTTGCTTTTTTAGAAACCTTGATGCTACTAATGTCTTGATTTAAAAATACCTTGATAAACTCTAGGGTTTCTTTAAAAGAACAGGTTTTATCTCCAGGATTCATCCAATTATGTTGGTTGTGAGAAAGACATCCCCTAACAAATCCAAGGATTGAGGATTTGAAGGTTTCTTCGCATTGATGAGTTCTACACTTCCAATTGCCTCTATAAGATTCTCCCTGATGGTAAAGATTAAAGGCAGAACCATTATCTCCACCATGAATAGGACAACTCATGGAAATCATTTTGTCTAGATTTTTATATTCAGATATGCCCAATGCACTCAATAAATTATCTATATCATCACAAACTTTATCAGATATAGCCTTTAATTGAGCTTGGTCATACGAAGGGGAATTCGATTTCATCATTATTGTTTTCATCTACTATAAATCCATCATTTTTAGCTGTAGTATTATGCATTGTTTCAAGTTTAGTTTTACCTTCCTCAATCTTAGCGCACCAACCCTTCATATTACAATTGATATAATCATTGTCATCTAATCCTCCTCCATGTCTGCTAATGACCGGAATCAATTTTCTATTCCCTGATTGTCCACCATCCTCTGCTATCTCTTCATCGGACTTCCTCTTAAAGATACTAAAGTTGCTACAGAGCCAGATAATTCTATCCGAACCACTTGCCGAATCTGTACTTTCTTTAGTTATACCATCACGATTCAATTGGATAAAGGCCATAATAGGAACTTGATATTTAACAGCAAAGTTGTGCAGTGCTGTCATCATGAATCCTAATAGCTGATACTCTTTTAAATCTTTATCCATACCTGTAGTATCCATTAGCTTTAAATAGTCATAAAAGATAACACAGTCTTTGGCTGTTCCGTCATCATTAAGTCCAACAGTTTGAACCAACCATCTACGCATAATGGCTAATTGTTCATCAAAAGCTTTGCCTGCTATAACCTTATGATGGAGAGGCATTTCTTTTAATTCTTTGACAGCTTCCTTTATCTTGTCTTGATTAATTGGAGAATCTGCAAACTTTCCAGTTTCTATCTTATTGATTTCTATTTCTGTAGCCATAGCGATGAGGCGATGGATATGGTCCTTCTTGCTCATTTCAGTATCCATATTCAATACTGGAATACCTTTTTTCGCAATGTTTCTTCCCATATTATCTGATAACAGAGTTTTACCGGTCTTAGGTCTGGCACCGATAACATTAACAGTACCCTTTCTTAATCCTCCACCAATAGACTGATCATAAACTGGAAATCCCGTAGGGATACCAACCTGATCAACAACATTGGTTTGTAGATACTCAATATATTCCTCGATACCCTCACCCATTAGTGAGGGAGCATTATCGTTGTCATTATTCAAAGATGAAGCAAAATTGAATACCGAATCTTCTGCTATTCCAAGAATAGAACTAATAGTCTCTGAACCAGTAACATCCAAAAGCTTTTCTTGAGTAGTCTCCAATTCCTTATACAAAGATCGTGCTATTTCTAGCTTTCTAATCTTGGTAGCGAATTTACGAATATTATCAAGATTTACGGGAAAATCTTTAACAGCTTTAAGATGTTGTGCTTCTTCCTTTTTGGAAAAAACATGATCTAAACTAAGTTCTTGGGCAGAAGAATATATCGAAGCTAAATCTATTGAGGACTTGGGTTGATGCTTTTCACATACATTCTTAACACACTTATAAATAACTTGATTGCTATCAATAGTGAATGAACTTTCCTGGATAATGTCTGCAATATCCAAAAATGCTTGTTCACCATATTGAAGAATACCACTCAAGACGGCTCTTTCTGCCGACGGATCGCACAAAATCATTTTTCACCCTGCGGAAGTTGAACAGTTATTACACTTATATCTCTTTGGAGCCTCACCTGCAAGGGCAGGACTTACTTGCTCTTTTTTTCCACAAACACGACAAACAACCTCCACTGTAGCAAATTCTCTACTTCTGGAAACAGGTGGATGCTTATTAAGAATTTGATCTATTTTAGAATCTTCTTTGAACATATTCCTTTCGGGCATATCCAAAAATTTATTCTCGCTAGCAGATCTTTGCTTAAACTTTTTAGAACTCTTTGTCTTGATAGCACTACTAAATCCATCTTCATTATCGTGAGCCGGAGCTTCATCTGGAGTAGAACTCTTAGTGGAATCTTTGGGAAGCAATGCTTGCAAAACACTAATTAGTTGCTGAATTTGTTCTGGGTTCTTCATTAAATCATTGAGATCCATTTTTCACCTTTGCTCTTTGAATAGATAACATAATATCAGATAAATGCTTAATGCTATTTGCTAAATATTGAAGCCTATCACTTCTTTGTTTAGCGTATTTTTTAATCTTGTTTAACGAGGATGCTTTGTCATTATTTTTAATTGCCTGAAAAGATTTCTCAATATATCCATAACCTTTATAGTTGTTTATATCTTCTGCTATTGTCTCTTTTATAGTTTCGTCAGCCCAATTTAATCTGGATAATTCTCTATTGATACTTCTTTGAACATGAAAAGCAAATTGTCCAAGGCGATATGCTATTTCTCCACAAACCTCTGGTGTTGTTTTTTCCAACTCATCTCTACTCATTTGGAAATAACTATTAAGTTCTTCTTCTGAAAAAGTGTCTGGCTTATAATAACCTAGA